CAAAGTTCTTGCCGCCGACCGATCCCGCCGAGATTTACGAAGCCGCGATCCTGTTCACCCAAGAATATCCGAACCAGGCCGACATCCTGTCCTATACCGGGAACGATGTAAACGTGACCTTCGCGTCCGGCTTTGTTCCATCATTTGAGCCTGGAACGAAAACCGCCGATTACACGAATTTTGGCTATCCGATCGGTACGGACCCGATCGCGATCGGCAACCACGGCGGACTAGGGTTCAATATCCGCAACCAATTCATGGACTATTATTACGCGATTGTCGCGCTCGATGGTGCAATGCTGTTTCCGAACGAAAGCAGTGCGCAGAGCACCTGGGTCAATTCATTCATCGAAAACTACATGGTGGCATCGGCCGCCAGCAACGCCAATTGCTATTACAACATAATCAACTATTACAGCCCATTTGCCGACAGCAATCTCGTACCGTTTTCGGGTTGGGAAGCCGATGCCAGCAACCCGCAGATCGTCAACGTATTCCCGCGCAATGACGATACCTTTAGCACCTTTGCTGGCCGACAGGAGATCGAAGTTTCGCCATTCATGGGCGCCGGCTATGGAGCCTTGCATCATACGACGGCCACGGCGACGACCGCGGTTTCGTCCACAGGCAGCACGGCCGTTTCTGTAGCCGATGTGTCGCAGGCGCGTTTGGGGTCGATTGTCGTCGATACCGGCTCCAATGCCTGCGGCGGCTCCTGTCCAGGCACGGGCGGCCCATTGCCGGTCAGCACCAGAGCAATCCCGAACTACTTCTACGTATCGGCGATCAGTGGCGGTAGCTATGGCCCGGGAACGATCACAATCACATGCGGCGCCGGGGGCGGCTGCGCTGCGCCAGTCGGCAGCATTAATAATGGCGATACCCTCGATTTCAGCCTGCGCATCAATTACCCGGATACCGACAGCAATGCCGGGTATGTCCTACCGACCGGCTTGCCGATGCCGGCGGGGACAGTCATCAAGCCGGTGCTCAATCCCGAACTCAACATAGGTGACAGTCACCTCGGCACCTTTCCGCCGCCGCCAACCACCGATGCCGCAATCGGGCCGGGCTATGTGTGGTGCCCCGATCCAGCGAATCCCTATGGCACCACCGGGTTTGTCAATGCAGCAGGGACCGCGTGCAGCAGCACCGGCTCGCGGATAACCTTTACCCAAGACACAGCAGCCGTGTGGGGCTTTGCACCGCCGCTTGCCAATTGCCCGCCCTCCGGCAATTGGTCGATTGGCGGCAACTACACGCAAGCCCGCGGCGAAATCAATGGCCAATCCTACGACAACAGCCTCTACGGTGTCGTTAAATTGGCGCAGGCAATTTTGGGCTCGACCAGCGCCACGACTACGGCAATCGGCGTGTTCAAGCCTTACGCTCCCGAAGCGATTTACTACAGCGATCCGGGCAACACCTATTGGGCATTCGATAGCGGCTTTGCCCCGACCGGGCCGAGAGGCCCCTAATGCTCCCGACTAAGCTTACCCCGGCTGATCCCGAAACCGAACGATGCCGCTACAAAATCGTGCGCGCTGATACGCTCGCCGACGTCGGACCGCCCGGAGCGCTGATCCTATCGGCCTCAGTCGAAACCGGTGAATGTGAATTGCGCTGGACCGTCAACGGCGAGTCGAAACAGGAGAAATTTTTCCTGCTCGCCAATGGTTTACGGATCGTGACGCGATGATTGACGCTGTTGTCGATTTATCCCATTGGCAGAGCGGCCCCGCCGGTCCCGGCAGCGCGATCGATTTTGCTGCAATGCGGACCGCCGGCGTCCTCGCCGTGATCCTAAAGGCTACGCAAGGATCGGCCTGGGTCGACGCGACATTTGTCGCGCGCAGTGCAGCGGCGAGGGCCGCGGGATTGCTGGTTGGAGCCTATCACTTCGCTGACGGTTCGGATCCAGCGGCTCAAGCGGCGCATTTTTTGACAATCGCCGGTATATTGCCGCGGCTTGCGATCGACGTCGAGCCAAACGGGATGGGAGATACCATCTCGATTGCCCAAGCAGCCGAGATCGTCGCGCGAATCCATCAGGCGAACGGAAGATTGCCTGCGGTCTATATCGGTCGCTGGGGACCGACCGGCGACGGTGCCGGACTGCCGAATGCGGTACTTTCGCGCTGCGACCTATGGTTGCCCGCATACAGCTCGCACCCGATCCCGCCGCCCGGCTGGGAGACATGGATGCTATGGCAGTACACCGATGCTGGTATCGTGCCCGGCATCGGCAGCCCTTGCGACTGTAGCCGGTTCAATGGCTCTTCAGACGATCTTGCGGCGTGGTGGGCTCAATAGAGGATAAAGTAGATGGCGACCAGCCGCGCGGCCACCATCGCTAGCTACATCAACCACTTCGGTTCTCACCGATGTGATAGCGGCCCCCTCGGTTTAAGGCCGATCGGATGACGATCATCTACCTGACCACTGCCTCGAGCTCGCCTTGGACCGTGCCGAGCGATTGGAACTCGGCCAACAACTCGATCGAGTGCATCGGCGGCGGCGGAGGTGCCGCACTCGATATTCCGACGATTCAATATCGGCACTGGCGGAAGCGACCAGTCCACTCAAGGCGGGGCCGGTGGCGGTGGTGCGGATGGCGGCAGCGCCGGGAGCGCGCCGGGCGGCGGCAGTGGCGGTGCCGGTGGGGCAGGAGCCAATAGCGGCGGCTCGGGCGGCAATGGCGCCAATGCCGATGGCGGCACTGCCGCGAACAACGGTGGCAACGGCACCGAATGGGATTCCTTGCACGGGGCCGGCGGGGGCGGAGGTGCGGGTGCGGGCGGCACCAATGCAGGCGGCAATGGCGGCCTCTTTGGTGGCGGCGGCGGCAGCTCGGGGGTCTCGGGCTACGGCAATGGTGCCGACGGGCTGATCGTCATCACCTATACGCCGGCCCTGCTTGCCGACGTAACGATGCAGCTCGAAGCATCGATTAGCCAGGTTGGTTGGTCAAACGGCAGCCTGACTGCCGAGTTTGTCGAGAGGTTGCGCGGTGACGGCATCGTCCCGAGCGAGGGCCAAGTCAGCGTTGCACAAACCGGAGATAGCCGGCTGCTTTCCGAAAGTCTTGCGCATGCCCCCAGCGACACAGAGGCTCCCGCTGAAAATCTGGGCTCGGAGAACGTCACAGGTCACCAAGTTGTGCCGCTCGATGCGTTGACCCGCCCTCTGCGAGACAACTTGCCAATGGCTGAGATCGTTGCGCGAGGCCCGGCCCATCTCGTGCTGCCCACTGAAAACGCCAGCCAAGCGACTGCCATCATCGACGCGCTTCTCGTCGCCGAAACACGCGGGGCGCTCGGTACCGAGATGACGCTCCCCAAAGAGGCACAGCTGGCGATCCAGGGCGAGAAGAGCACGCTGTACGAATTTTGGATTACACCGCTGGTGCAGATCGCCTTTAATCGGCTCCTGAGATCACCGGGTAGGATCCGGCTGTTGCCGAGGTAGCAGCGATAGCGTTTTGCCGGGCCCACAAGCAGCACACTCACATGATTTAATAACGGCCTGCTTGCCACCTCAGTAACAAGCGGGCCCGTGATAAGATACAGGTCTGCTCGCCCGCCCCAAGCGGGGAAGCACACATTTGTGCTGATCAGATCTGACTGGCATGCGCCCGGTCGGTTCGTAGCCGCACCAAAAGCAGACTTTCGTGGAGAATTCGTCATGCGTGTGCCGATCGCCTTTGACCCAATCGAGGTCGGTGAGGTCGACAACTTTGCTTTCGACTTCACGCCAGATGTGGGATCGGCAACGATCGTTTCGACGAACTGGACTTGCACCCTCGCCCCATTTCAGATCGGAATAGACGCGATGCTGCAAGCCAGGATCTTGGCCGCCAGACCGGAGAATATAATCCAATTGCGATCCCCGATTGATGGGACACTGCAGACAAGGACTGGCGCTTTTTCGGTTGCTACAATCGGCGGGATGCCGGCTTCGGCTATAGGCACAAGCTACGTTCTCGAGGCGACGGCTACCCTCAGCGACGGTAGGGTTTTAAAACTGAACTCGACTGTGTTGTGTGGGCCACCGACGCCGTGACGGCAGGCCCAGATTCGGGATCAGCCGCGCCGCAAACCGGGGCTGCGGTAAATCGCTTTATTTAGTGAGTTCGCCTGGTGACACGATGAAAATCTACTTTCCTTTTGCCAAGGTTAACGCCGAGCAGCGTGAGGTATGGGGCTATGCCTCGACAGAAGCGCGCGATGACCAAGGCGAAATCATCAAGCGCGATGCACTGATTGCGGCGCTTGGCGATTATATGAAATTCGCCAACATCCGCGAGATGCATCAGCTTTCCGCTGTCGGCGTCGCCAAGGAGGCCGCGGTTGACGATAGGGGCCTCTATGTTGGCGCTAAGATTGTTGACGATCAGGCATGGCAGAAGGTCGTCGAGGGCGTCTACAAAGGCTATTCGATCGGGGGCCGGATTACGCATCGTGATCCGGCTGATTTCAAGACAATAACCGGGCTTGTCCTGAATGAAATTTCGCTGGTTGATCGTCCGGCCAACCCTGAGGCTATTTTCGATTATTGGAAAGCAGCAAGAACGGGCGGCATGCCCGCGCCCCGACTGAGGCCCCCCTCTCAGATTTGGGCGTGTGGTGTGCCCGAGCACCACCACGTGATCAAGTCAGAGGCGGTGAAATGCCAGCAGAATATCGCGAATGCCACAATTGATGCGATCGCCCCAGCCGGAACCGCCCCAGGCTCGATCGACAAAGCGAATTCGCAATCCATGAGCGAGTTTGCTTACGGGGACGTCGAATATGCAGACCCCGGGTTGCAGGCAGACGGCAAAAAGCGCTATCCGATTGATAATGAAGGGCACATCCGTGCCGCCTGGAATTTCATTAATCGGCCGAGTAATGCGCGGCGCTATACTCCAGCTCAGCTGGACAAGATCAAATCACGGATTATTGCAGCCTGGAAAGAGAAGATTGATGAGGATGGCCCACCTTCGGCCGAGGTAGGCAAAAAAGCCGCGCGCCACCGGAGTCGGACCGCATTGACGAAGGCGCTGTGGGATGTGGGTCACATCGCCAGGATTATCCTCGATTTAAAATGGCTCGAAGAAAACTTCGCGGTCGAAGCGGCAATGGAGGATGACAATTCAACAGAGTCCTCAAAGTTACTGGCGATCATCACGGAGCTGTGCAGCTTTCTCGATGCATTCGTGGCCGAAGAGACCGAAGGGATCTTAAATGACACCGAAATGAGCGGCGGTCCATCTGAGGCGGATGCCGCCGACATAGTTATGATGGCCGGTGGCGCGTCCGGCGCTGCCTTCGTAGCCGATTTTTGCCAAGGCCGGAGTCGAGAGATGCAGAAATTCGCCTCCGCTATCCTTTTAAGAGCTCAGCACAGCCATGCCGACCAAGCACTATTGGATCTCGCCTATCATGCTGTTGACAACTGTATCGGCATGGACGAGTTGCTGTTCGCTGAAAAGGGCCAGCTAACGCAGGTGCGTGAGGCTTTGAAGGCTGCGGGTGCTATGACTACCCAGGAACAAACAGGCAACACGACATCGATGTCGCAGAGAGGAACGACACCTCGCCCAGGTGAATCGGAATGTGATCCCCGCAAAAGGTCTAGCTTCAACGATGCGAGCCAATCCCCGTATCGTCTTATCTCACCCGTGTTGGCAATGGTTGCGGCGACAATCAGTAAGATAGAGCCCGGCCATCAGTCCTTGCTAGATATAGGCCATGACTGCATCGGCAAATTGACCGACGGAATATGTTGTTCCTCGTCTAAGGCCGGAGCTCGGCATTCCCAGGCGACTCTGGATCATCTGGTAAAAGCGCACGATCACCTTGTCGCCGCTGGGGCGAAATGCGACGCAAAGCTTGATGTCGACCCGGAAGCGCAAGCGACAAAATGCCAATCAGGCAAGACCACAGCGGAAAATTTTGCGAAAATATTGGCCGGAGAGCGCACAGAAAAGGCCACTCTGATGGCGACATTGACAGACATCCTTCCGCGCCTCGATCAATTAACGAAAAGGGTGGAAGACATCGCACGCACACCGTTACCGCCGCTTACCGTCGCTAAAACAGTAACCGCCATTTCCAAGCAACAAGACGCCACTGGGAATGAGTACTCCGCTGACGAACTCGCCACGGCCTTTGCCAGGATGAGTAAAGAAGAGCAAACACTGACCTTGATAAAGGCGAGTTATGCTCGCCCGATCCATCCGCCTGGCCTCGCTTCGGGGAAGGACAGCCGCGACGGGTGAATTCGGCCTTAATATTGCAATCCCTGACCGACGCCAGCCCGGTTTTTCTTTGCCCCTTTGCAGGAAATGAGATGAGCTCGATTACCCAGGAATCGTTGGAGATGTTAAAGAGCGCCTTGGCGACGCCCGATGATGCGCTCGCTAAGTCCATATCGACAGCGTCCGGTCTGATCGCCTATGACCTGCAGGCGCCAGCAAAAAATCTATACCCGTTCGTTACCCCGATCCGCAACGTCATGCCACGTGTCGGCGGCGGCACTGGCACTGCGACCAACTGGCGCCAGGTGAACGCGATTATCGGCTCTGGCTTTGACGCGATGGGCTGGGTTCCGGAGGGTCAGCGTTCTGGCCAGATGTCGTATTCCACCTCGAGCAAATCAGCGACATTTGTCACGATCGGGGAGGAGGATGCAGCCACCTTCGAAGCGATCTCGGCCGGTCGCGAGTTCGAAGACATCCAGGCTCGGATGACCTTCCGTCTTTTGCAAAAAATGATGCTGAAGGAAGAAATGGCGATCCTCGCCGGCAACGCATCGCTCCAGCTGGGGACCCCGTCGATCCCGACACTGTCGGCTTCGGGGAGCGGTGCGAGCTTGCCAGCCGCTACGTATTTCGTCAAAGTGGTTGGTCTTACACTGGAGGGCTATCAAAACTCTAGTATGACTGGGGGCGCTGCTACCACCAAAACCATTACCGGGGTTGACGGCAAGACATTTATGCTGAACGGCGGTTCGTCGAATATTAGTGGTGAGGCGAGTCAGGCGTTAACCTTGGGCCAAACGTTATTCTGTAGCGTCACGCCAATCCAAGGCGCAGTCGCCTATGCGTGGTACATTTCGGCCTCGACCGGCACCGAAACTCTGCAGGCTATTACGACGCTCAACAGCCTTGCCGTATCCGCACCTCTGAGCACGGGTAACCAGCCGCAGTCAACGATCACCGCCGACAATTCGGCAAATCCGAACTATGCCTATAATGGGCTGCTGACGACTGCTCTAATGCCCGGATCAAATGCCTATGTGAACATTTTGCCGACGGGAGCACCAGGTACTGGCACTAGCTTGACAGCGTCAGGCCGCGGCTCTGTGGTCGAGATCGACGATATGTTTCAGGCAATGTGGAACAATTTCGAGCTGTCGCCGACCGTTCTCTATGTAAATTCACAGGAACTTAAAAACATTACGACGAAGGTGTTGTCTAACGCATCGGGACCGCTGCTGCGATACGACATGCCCGCGGATGGCAGCGACGGAGAATATCAATTGACGGCTTCGGGCACCGTGCAATTCTACTATAACCCGTTCGCGATCTATGGCGGATTGAGGATCCCGATCAAGATCCATCCGCGCATCCCGCCGGGCACGATCATCGGCTGGGCCGAAAATCTGCCGATCCAGTATCAATCGAATGAGGTTCCAAACGTCGCCGAGATCAAAACGCGACAGGATTACTACCAGATCGATTGGCCGATCGTGACGAGGCAGCGGCAAGTCGGCGTTTACGCTGAAGAGGTATTGGCCGTTTATGCACCATTTGCAATGGGCATCATAACCAATATCGCCAACGGTTGACGCACCACGCCCATGCTGATAGCGCTCCGTGCCGTATTCGGCCAAGATGAAGTGAGTCACGGCACTGTGCGCTACCGTGTGGACGCCGACGGCCTAGTGTTGGTGCCGCCAGAGGTCGCCCGTTGCCTGGTTAACAATGCGGGGTTTGAAGTGGTCAAAAGGATCCAAGAAGAACAGGGGGAGGTGGGAACCCATGCCCCACAGCCGCAAAATTTGGCGCGATCGCACCAGTCGATGGTGCGGGCCTCCAGTGACGGCGCACCCGAATATTGTATCGACGTACACGACAATTTCGCCATATCAGCTGTTGCCTCTGCCGCTGTTTCGAGATACGGCGGCACACCGACCCTACCCGACGAGTGCTCAACAGAATCGACCTCCAAATTCGGCAAAAGCATTGTTGGCGGACAAGAAGACAATTTACAGCAAGGCTACGCAGCAGTAGTCATGGGCGGCGGGTCACGACAAAGATGACATACACCGATCTGACAACCTTGGCTGACGTCAAAGCCTGGCTGCAGACTGGGCAGAGTCCGTTTCCCACGACAGACGACGCGCTGTTGTCGAGGCTCATCACAGCAGCAAGCGAGTACATCCAGACCTGGCTCAATCGTCGGATTGGATTAACCGATTATACCGAAATCCGCGATGGTACGGGTGGTCAGCGCCTTCAATTCGGCTGCTTTCCGGTCTGTGGTGTACTGTCGCTGACGATCGACGGTATCGTCATTCCACCCGCACCGCCCCTATCGCTAAGCAGTGGGTTAACAGCAGGTTATCTCTTCTCACAGACCCAGCTAGCCGTGCGCGGCTATTATTTTGTGCGGGGGCTACAGAACGTAATAGTTTCGTATACTGCAGGTTATTCGATGACGCCCCCTGAGATTGCCCAGGCATGCATCGAGCTTGTAGCACTTCGTTATCGTGAGCGAACTCGAGTGGGTGAAGTCTCCAAGGCCCTTGGTGGGGGAGAGACTATAAGTTATTCGCAGAAAGATATGAGCGCAGCGGTGCTGACATTGCTTCAGCAGTATCGCGTCGTGTCGCCCGTTGCTGCCTCTCCCGTGATAATGGCGAATACGGCAACCGATGCAACAATCATTGCGGCTACATTATGATTTCGTTGAGCCTATTGGGTGACGCAGCCGCGCTGCATCGGCTGAAAGCGATGCGAGAGACTGTCAAGCGAGGGATGGCGCGGGCCGTCACCAAGCTCGGCAGCGCTCTGAAGACTAACGTGCGACGGAACAAGCTCAGCGGCTTGGTGCACGGTCACAACGGGCCTCTCAGACGCAGCCACGCCGGGCGTATCAACCGGAGAAATGTAGGATTCAGCGCCATCGCGACGGGCCATTTCAATGCTGCGGTGCGAGATTACGGGTCCAGCGGAAGAATGGACCTTCGTACCAGCTTACGCCAAACCAAAGAAGCGTTCCGACGCCCAGTGGGCACTAACGAAGTTGGAATCGATGCGTTCAGCCCGCAGACGCAGAGATACCCGCGCAGGGCACTTGGCGATATAGCGCCGCACATTCGGAAATATATCAAAGATGAATTGCGCTAGGCGCTGTGCAAATGATCGACCGAGAAGCGATTTATACCGCACTGTGGACCTTGGGCTCTGGCGCGGCAATCTTTGCTTCCGCTAATCGCCGCCTGCGGCACTGGTCCGATGTTGCCCCAGTTGAGCAGCCAGCGTTGTTTATGGCTGAAAAAGGTGGACAGGCTGTGATCAAGGCATTGGGGGCGCCAGCCGTGTGGACGCTCTACGCTGATTTCTATATTTATGTGCATTCCAGCGATCCCTACACAGCGCCGTCGACAATTCTGAACCCGCTGCTCGACGCGCTCGACCAGGCATTGGCTCCCACTTCAGCCACCGGAATACAGAATCTCGGTTTGCCCGATATGGTGCAGCACGCTTATATCGCCGGCAAGATAGATACTGATGAGGGTGTTCTCGGAGATCAGGCGATTGCAATCGTTCCGGTCGAAATCCTCTGTGCTTAGCATCGGCCATCCGGAATACTAGCTGACGATGATGGCAGCTCGGCAGACGAGGTCCACCTCGAGCGCGTAAGGTTGCCCGAAATTGACCATGCCAGGATCGTGGCCCTCATGGTCTCCCAAGCGTTAGGACCGGAGCAGCTCCAGCCCCTTAATTGATTCCGGCTCTGAGCAGTTTTGGTCAACTCCGATGAAGCAGTTACCCCGATCCTACGGGTTCCGGCGGCGCCGCGATTTCGCCTGACGGCGTTCGGGGCTCACTGCCTCTTCTACAGGCGAGAAAAGGAAGCGATTAGATGAGCGAGAACAATATAGACACGCCTGCTACGGGCTCCGACCGGCCTGCGGAGGGGTTGAATAAACTGATCGAGCGCTGGTGGATCGATCATTTTCCGGGTTCGGCGGTTGCGCGCGATACCGCTGCCTGGAATGCGGCGCATGCCGCCAAGGAAGCGCTGAAGCGGCTGCTGGCCCGAGTTCAGCTGCCAACTCGCATTGCCGCGGAGCCGGATCAAGGGGATCACTGAAATGCAGCTCAATTTTGGTTCGGGCGCGCTGTGGGGTGAGCGCACCGACCTGACCGGCTCAGGGATCGGTCCGCGCCAGTTCGGCGTGCTCCAGGACATTCAGATTGATTTTGATTGGACCGAAAAAGAGCTATATGGTCAGCTGCAGTTTCCAGTGGCGATCGCTCGCGGTCAGGGCAAGATTAGCGGGAAAGCAAAATTCGCCCAGATCCTGGGGTTATTGTATAGCGACATCTTTTTTGGCGTAACTGCGGCAACGGGTCAGTTCGCCGTCTCGGAATTGGAGGCGGCGATTGTGCCAGCGGTGACCCCTTATTCGGTGCCGGTGGCAAATGCATCGAATTATAATGATGACCTCGGCGTCGCCTATTCCGCTAATGGCAAGCGTTTCAACCGGGTAACAACGCCCTCCGCAGCAGGTCAGTATTCAGTCAATTTCGCTAGTGGTGTTTATACGTTTGCAGCTGCCGATGCTAATGCCGCGCTGCTGATTTCGTACACCTACAATATTACAACCGTCGGGAACAAATTGACGTTGACCAATCAGTTGATGGGCACAACCCCGACTTTTAAAGCAACATTTTATACCACATACAGCGGCGAAGGAATGGCCCTGCGGCTGAACGCGTGTACGGCGACCAAACTGTCAATGCCGACCAAAATCGATGACTGGACAATAAGCGAGTTTGACTTCACGGCCTTCGCCGATGCATCGGGGACGATCGGCTATCTGAGCACGATCGAATGACGACATCGCTCGCGATGATAATCGTTCCAGTTGGGAGAGCAGCGTGATCCCTGGCATCGTCGTCCTGATGGGCGGTCGGGAATGGACAATACCCCCGTTGACGCTAGGTCAGCTACGCCACCTAATGCCAAAGATCCGGCAGCTCTCTGAGATCGGCCCACAAATGGCCGAACCTCAAATCGATGTCTTGGTCGAGATCGTTGCGGCGGCGCTACAGCGGAACTATCCCGACATTAGCATTCAGATGGTCGAGAACCTGCTCGATCTCGGCAACGCCGCGCCGGTACTTCATGCGGTGCTCACCGGTTCGGGGCTAAGGCCAGGGGGCCCCTCCTCGGGGGAACTCATGGCCCCCGGGTCCGCCTTGGGGGCCATAACCCCGATCCCGGCGACGACTGGGGATGCATCTACGGCCTTCTCGCCACCGCGTGCGGATACAGCTATCCGATAATCGACGCGATGACGCTCTTTCAGGTCGAAGAGCTGACACGTTACTGGATCGATCATCCACCGCCGCACCTGATGATTGCCTCCTATCTCGGGATAGGGAAGCAACGAAGCGGATATTCACCTCCACCAAGGTCAAAAGCTTCAGCAGGTCGAACCCCTAACGGCAATGTCGCGCGGTTTCTAGCCGATTTTGGGAACGCATTCACGAATGGCGATGTCCACGCCGGATTGAATCCGGTCGAGCTCGATTTTGCCGAACTGCGGCGCAAAACGTCGGCGCCAGTTGAGTAAGCGACGCCACGACATGACCTGGCAGTCTGGCGCCGGAAAGCCGCAGCCCTGCTCTTTATCGAGAGGACGACATGGCAGATATTGAAACGAGCGTCGCCATAACCGCACAGACCGACGGTCTTCAATCAGGGCTATCGTCGGCAGCTGATGCGGTTGAAAGCGCTACCGCAGCAATGAGGGCCCAATTCGCTGATCTCGGCGCAGCCGCACAGCAGGCGCAGGCTCAGATCGGCACAGCAGCAGCGCAGATCGGGTCCGCGATCGATGCGTTGCACACCCAAACCGCCGACCTTGCATCTGTCAGCAGGACTGGTCTCTCAGGCGATCGTATTGGTACCGATACTCAATATCCTGGGATCTCGGTAACAGATCAGACCGGCGCCACCGATATCGCTCAATTGAAGGATGCGCGCGATAGCCAATGGGCTATCGACCAAGAGTATTACGAAAAGAAAGCGACCGCCGCTGAAAACGATGTCCAAAATCAGCAGGGATTGCTTGAACAGCAAGAGATTGCCTATCAAAATTACTTGAATGCCAAGGACAAACTCGACGCACAAGCGGTACAAAATAGTGAAGCACATTGGCAGAGCATGCTGCAGCCGATCCAGCGTGCACTGGATAGGTCAATTACCGGGATCATCACCGGGACAACAACGGTTCAGAAAGCATTGTCCGATGTTTCCCGGTCGATTGTAGGCGAGTTCGTCAATTCGGCAGTCGGTGGCGTTCTCGGCAGTGTCGGAAATCTATTTGGTGCGAGCGTACTGGCGGGCGGTGGCAGAAGTGGCAACCAGGATTTTTCTGGCGGAGTTGCCGGCGCCGCCGAGGGCATTTTGGGCGGCGGTCTCTTTAGCAGCCTGTTCAAAGGCATCGGGACGTTGTTCAGCTTTGAACAGGGCGGCATCGTACCCTCAGCACAGGGTGGCTGGATGGTGCCGTCAACCTCGCTGGCGATGCTGCATACCAATGAGATGGTATTGCCTGCGAATATCAGCCAAGGTTTGCAATCAATGATCGCCAATGGCGGCGGGAGCGCGGCGCCCAACGTGACCTTTGCCATATCGGCAATGGATGCGCAATCGGTTGCGGCCTTTTTCAAGAATAACGGCGCAACATTGGTATCCGCCATTAATAACGCAATTCGCAACGGCTCAGCGCTGCGGAGCATGTGATGACCTTGGTCTTCCCGGCATTGCCCGGGCTCGCCTGGAGCGTGACAAAGGCGCCAACCTTCCAAACGCGGATACAGCGGGCGGTCTCCGGTCGGGAGCTGAGGGCCGTCGATTATGTCAACCCACTTTGGCAGTTCACGCTGATCTTCGCGTTTTTGCGAGACAATCCAGGCGCCGGGCTTGATGAGTTGCGCACCTTAATGGGCTTCTTTATGTCTTGCCAAGGCGCGGCGGGCACTTTCTTGTTCGAGGATCCAAGCGATAGGCGTGTTAACGGGCAGTACCTTGGAACCGGAGATTCAAGTAAATCTGTTTTCCAATTACAGAGGACAATGGGAACGACCTTACCAAACGGGGGATTTTCCGAACCCATTGTCGCTCCCAATACTGTCAATGCGATTTACTTCGATGGCATAACCCAGTCTGGATCGAGCTACAGTATGGATCCCAACACGGGCCTTATTACGTTCGAAACCCCGCCCAGCACGGGTCTCGTGGTAACCGCGGATTTCTCGTATTGGTTTCGTTGCCGCTTTGTCGACGACAGTTATTCGTTCGAGAACTTCATGTATCGGCTGTGGCAGCTCAAAAAACTCTCGTTTATCGCAGTATTTCCATGAGACAAGCCTCATCAGCGCTGATCGACTTATTGAATTCGAGCGGTGAATTCATGATGGCCGACCTCTACACCTTCATCCTGCAGGGTGGCGGAGCCTACCGCTATTCGGGCGCGCAGACGGCTCTGGTTGACGATCACGGCAACACTTTTGCCCTTGGCCCGAAATTCGAGCGATCGAAGACCAAGCTGGTGATCGGTGTTCAGGTTGACGAACTCGACGTCAAAATTTACCCGGAGCCGACCGATCTGTTGGGCTCGGTCCCCTGGCTGACCGCAGCCTGGACCGGGCAATTTGATGGTGCGCTGTTGCAGGTCGAGCGGGCCTTTATGCAGCCTTATGGCAATATTGTCGGAACGCTGGTGCTGTTTTCCGGCCGCATCTCGGATATCGACTGCTCGCGAACCGGCATCGACATGAAATGTCGTTCGCACCTCGAACTGCTGAACATCCAGATGCCACGCCGGCTTTGGCAGCCCTCGTGCACGCACGTCTTCGGCGACAATATGTGTCAGTTCAACCGTGCCAGCCTGGCTATGAGCTTTGCTTGTGAACCTGGATCGACCCAAACCGTCATTCAGGGCCCACCGTCAACATCAACGCCCTACCTCCAAGGCTCGATCATTGGGGTGACCGGCGCTAACGCGGGGCAAACGCGCACGATCACAGGGTTCGTGTCGGGTCAATCGGTAACAGTCAAGCTTGCTTTCCTCTACACGCCCGCAGTCGGTGATCAGTTCCAGCTGCTTCCGGGCTGCGATCACAGCTTGGCAACATGCACCAACACTTTCGCCAATCAGAACCATTTCGGCGGGATGCCATTCATCCCTGCCCCGGAGAATGCTGTATGACGCCAACCTTGCACATCTTCACGGCCCGGTTCAATCCGATCGGGTGGCGCGTGCCGCATCGGCATTACCTCGATTGGGCATACTGCATGAAGGGCCTCGGCGCCGATGTGACCGTGGTCGAATGCGCCTATGGCGAAAGCCCGTTTGAATGCGAGCTCCCGGGTATTGTGACTCATATCGGGGTGCGCGCCGACAGCTGGGCTTGGACCAAGGAAAACCTGCTGAATATCGGTGTCGCCCGGCGCCCGGACGCGAAGTATATCTGCTGGTCCGACAGTGACGTGTTCCCGCGCCGCAAGGATTGGGTTCCGGCGACTGTGCAAGCCTTGCAGCATTACCACATCATCCAGCCCTGGGAGAGCTGCTACGATCTCGGCCCCGGCGACAGCCACGGCCATGTTTGGCGCTCGTTTTGTCGGCAATTCCTCCACGGTCACCCGACCGTGGTCGGTCAAGGGAATAAGTTTAGCGAGTTCTGGACTGGTGAACGCGAATACCCGCATTCTGGCTACTGCTGGGCAACCAAGCGCGCGATCCTCGACCAGATTGGCGGCCTATTCGAATTCGGCGGCATGGGGGCGGCAGACCATCATCAAGCGGTGGCGCTCTTGGGTCAGGCGGCATATTCGATGCCGGACGCGGTGTCGCAGAACTACCGCGCTGCGTTGGCTGCCTGGGAGCGTCACGCCCAGCACGCGGTCAATGGCCGGATCGGCTATATCGCTGGCACGATCGAGCACCGGTTCCACGGCGCCAAGCACAATCGTCAATATTGGGATCGCTGGCAGATGTTTCTGCGCCACCAGTTCGATCCCTTGGCTGATCTGAAACGCAACACCTGGGGCGTACTCGAATTCGCCGGAAACAAGCCGCAGCTTGAGCTCGAATGGGACCAGTATCTCCGGATGCGCTGGGAGGACGACAACGGCGAGGGTTCAGCGCCATTTTGTCTGCCATCCAATTATCGAGTGCACCACCACCCTATCCATCATCCACATCCGCCGCACGATCCTTGCTCGCCAGCTTCGCACCCGCAACCGCCACATCACCCGACGCTGCAGCCGAATACTCCGAACCTCCCATGACCGACGACCCGCGACGGAAGGCGGTCATCGCCGAAGCTGAGACCTGGCTCGGCACGCCCTATCATCACATGGCCCGCGTCAAAGGTGTTGGGTGCGATTGCCTCACCCTGCTCGCCGCGGTCTATTACTCTGCCGGAGTGATACCGGCGATCGACATCCCCTATTATCCGCCGGATTGGCATTTGCACCGCGCTGCGGAGCGCTATCTTGAGGGGTTGCTCTGTTACGCGCACGAGGTCGAAGCGCCAGAATTCGGTGATGTGGCGCTGTTCAAATTCGGCCGCTGTTTTTCGCATAGTGCGATCGTGACCGATTGGCCTCTCATGATTCATGCGTGGAACGCTGGTGGCGTGTTGCGCGGCGATGCCAGCCAACCGATGCTCGCCGGCCGGCCGGTGCGATTCTTTAGCCCCTTTGGGGTAGAGGACGGACGACAAACCGCAGACGACGTCTATCCCTCCTCCCTGCTCTATCCTCTGTTGTCCGATTAATGACCGGCATTCTCGGCCTCGGCGGCGAGGCAAAGAAAAAGAACATTGTCGCCTCACTGCATTATCAGACCTCGCAAAAGGGTGCGGCGATTCCCCTCGTCTATGGCGCCAATCGCATCGCGGTCAACCTGCTCGATTACCAGAACTTCAACGTGCGCGGGAAATCGGCCAAGGGCGGCAAAGGCGGCATTGTTGGTGGAGGCGGCGGCAAAGCGGGCGGCCAGGCCAACTACCAGGTCGATTTCACCGCCGGACTTTGCCAGGGCCCAGTCAACAATTTCGGCCTCCTTTGGTATAACAAGACCGTCACCACGCTCGAGGGCGGCACTGGGATCTCATTCTCTACCGTCGGCAGTGACGGGCAGGCCACAGACTCCTATTGGACGATCAATTATCCCAATAACGCGATTAATTATTCGGGAACCGCGTTTTTCACCGGAGACCAGTACCAGCTCGGCCAAAGCCCGGCGCTGCCGAACTTCAATGTCGAAATCTACGGCCTGGAATACGGTACCGCCCCGAACGGCTGTGACGCCAATCCGGCGAACATCATTATCGACCTGCTGACCAACAGCCGCTATGGCGCCGAGTTCCCGCCGGCCAATCTCGACATTTCAGGCAGCCTCGCCGACTACGCCAATTACTGCAATGCTGTCGGCTTTATGCTGGCGCCAATTTATGACAGCCAGCAGGCAGCCTCGCAAATGCTTGCCGAAATCGCGGCGGTCACCAACAGTGCCGTCGTCTGGTCGGGCGATTTGTTGAAAATCATCCCCTATGGTGACAAGCCGCTATCGGCAATCTACATTCCGATTTCGTTTACCGGCGCCCTCAATCGGGGCGACCAGCTGTTCCTGACGATCGACGGGCCGTTTGCCGGTGCACCGGTAGCGCTCAACCATTATCTGACTGCGAACGACATCGTCAGCTACGAGGCCGCTGGCGCCTCACTGGCGATGTTGATCACCGGCGACGGCACGGTGGCCGACCCCGGCAACTCGGGGCTCGCCGCGGCCGGCATTTACGCCTCGGTCACGACCTTTGGGTTCGTGATCGTCTCCACACAGGGGATTGTGCCCACTGTCATAGCAAGTGCCAGCGGGTCAGAAACCCTCACTGTCGGCCCGCCGAGTCCGGCCTACACCTGGACGCCGGACACGACGCCGACCTACACGCTCGGCGAAGACGATTACATCGTCCAGGAATCATCGGTCGGTACCTATCTCGGTGTGACACCCGGCGGCCCGGCGCTGCGCATGGGCGCGA